GCCGAATCGTTTCTTGGGACAGGCTTACCGGAGTCAACACTGTAGAGATTAATGGCGGGTTCGTTACTAACGTGTCCGCTCTCCACTCGGGTATCCCGACTTGGTTCAATCCGGGTGACTCGGTCCAGCTTGTCCGGAAACAGTCTCGGTACTTCATTCTGGGAAAGGTTGCCAGTCCAGGCGGTACCGCTGGGAGTTCTGTCCAGTTCCGGACTAGGACTGACGCCAGCACGATTGCCAACACTTCTGGAGCCTGGGTCGATTTGCCAAGCACGGGTGGGGCCTTGAGCCTAGACGTGTATGTCAGTTCGTCCCGAGCTGTCCTGATTTTGTGGGGTGCGGACATCACGTGTAATAACTCGAACGCAGAGGTTGGTTGGGCTATATCCGGTGCTACAACGTTGGCTCCGGGTTCGTACAACAACACCACGATCAAGAATAGTGCCAACTCGGGCGCGGCGGCGGCTTCCACGGCGATATCCACGACTTGTACCGGATCGTATGTTATGGGTCCGGGTGTCGGCCTCAATGCAGGACTGAACACGTTCACGTTGAAAGCCAAAGTCGGGATCTTCGGAACGGGTGTCAATGCTTCGTTCGGTAACCAGACTCTGACCCTCATTCCTCTGTAAGGGAGAACCGATGCCCAGCACACCCACGTACGCGTTTCCGTATCCGGCATTGTCGGACTCTCCGAATGGACCGAGCCAGATTCAGGCTCTGGCTCTGGCTCTTGAGACCAAGATTATCTTGATGGACGCGGCTGTAGCTGCAATGGCGTCTCTGCCCAAGGGCTATATCGGATCGCACAAACCCACGGGTACGGCCACGTCCGTTGGCACGACCGAGACCGTTGCTTGCGTATTCTCGTTCAACGCCACGGCCGGACGCCGATACGATTGCACTTGGCAGGGTGACCTGTCCAGTACCGGTGTCTCTACGACTGGCGCTGGGTTCCGGCTCCGAGCCAAGAACACGGCATCGACTACAGACGTGACCGGCACGATCCTGTCCGCTCGGGACGCGGTTGTCTCGAACGGGTTCAACACGCAGTGCCAGGCATTCGGCGATTTCGTCGCTTCGGTCACGGGTACCTGGACTGTCGTCGCCACAATCTATGCCGCTAACGGTACGAACAACGTTGTTCAGGCTTATTCCAGTACCGGCCACATTCCGAACCTGACTATCAAAGATATCGGAACCTGATACCTAGGAGATACCGTGACGACTGCTAACCTGCTGACCCTGTTCGGGGTCTTATCCGGGTTACTCATCACGGGCCTAGGAATCGTCGTGACTGTCCTTCTTTCTGTCTTGAACAGAAAGAACGACACGATAGAAAAGTTGCGTGAAGCGAATCTCAATTACCGGTTCGCGCTTATCCAGCTTGGCTCGGTAGGAGAGGCCGTGAACAAGACTCTAGGCTCTCTTCCGATTCCGCAACCGGACGGAAACCCGTGATGAACAGGTTTATCGAATGGCTTCTAGGCCGTTATGCCGAATTTACCCGTGAAGAGAACAAACTAGCCGAGGCGGATCAGATCTTGTCCCGAGAATTCAGAGCTGATGCCGAACGAATCGGGACAGCTCAGCGTCTCCGTCTGGAACAGAACCATGTCGGCGAGGGTTTCATGCTCGCTTTCCAGGCTGGACAGAGACCGGATAGGAAGCGAAGATGAACCTTTCTAACTGGATCACTTTCGGTGTTCTGGTCGTAGGGGCCGTATCCGGTTCCTGGGCATCTATCGTGTACGGGTACCGGGCTCGATGGTGGAAGCGTGGCACAGACGAGTACCGACGCCACCTCGGGGTGTTCACGACGTCGTTGACGGCTGTATTCCTGCTCTACCTGGTCCGGCCCTTTATCGTACCGGGCGTATTCGAATGGATACGTACCCCCGCGTTCGCTCTGGTCGTGGCCTGTGTTGTGTGGCGACTTCTGATCATCCTTCGCAAGCCTCGCCATGACGCACCTAGACACAAGGAATAGAGGGAGTATGTACCTAACCAACCTGGCCCAGATCGCTCGGTCCGCTGGCCTGACTGTGATTGAACAGCCTGGCTGGCAGACCCGGGGACACGGCCCCCAGACGGACGTACAAGCCATCGTGTGCCATCACACGGCCGGAGCCCCGACCGGGGACGCGCCGAGCCTGTACGTGGTCCAGAACGGCCGTACCGGGCTTGCAGGGCCGTTGTCACACCTCGTCCTGGCTCGGTCCGGAACGGTCTACGTCGTGGCCGCTGGCCTGTGCTGGCACGCCGGGGACACGATCCAGAATTGGCAGAGCAACCCGCACTCGATCGGGATCGAGGCTGAAGGGACCGGTACGGCTCCGTGGCCGGACACCCAGATCAAGGCTTACGCCAAGCTGTGTGCGGCTCTGGCTCGTGCCTTCAGGATTCCGGCCAGTCGGGTTATGGGACACAAAGAAGTCTGTTACCCGGTCGGGCGAAAGTCCGATCCCAACTTTGATATGAACGCGTTCCGGAACCTAGTGACTGGATACCTCTCTGGCGATCCCGAGCCGAGCCCTACGCCCGAAGACAAGAAAGGAACTGCCGAGCTAATGGAACGAATCACCGTGACTCCGCCGGACGGAGCTGAGCACACTTTCCGGGTCAACCTGTCCGGCACGGACACGGCCGGTGTCGTGATCCGGCCTCGTATTGGTGGGGACGGGTACGGCACTCCGATGTGGGTCGGCCATATCTTTGCTTGGGGTAATGACAAACAGGGTGTTGGACAGGACCCGGCCGGTACTGCGGGTTACAATAACCGGCTTGTCTCGCACCGACGGTATGACCTGAAGGGCGCCGTCTGGGCGGATATCAAGTACTCGGCGGCCGAGCCGTTCGAGGTCGACTGTTTCTGATCAGAACAGGAAAGGTTATTACATGAAGTATGCAAAGGCTGTAGGGGCTCTCGTGGCCGCGATCCTGGGTGTGGGCGTCTCCGTCCTGATCCCGGGCATTGACCCGGCTTGGGCAGCGTCTCTGACCGGTCTCCTCACGGTGATCGGAACCGTTGTAGCCCCGAAGAACGACACCGTGTAACACAGAAAAGCCCCGTCCTGGCCCTGAGTGGGTCTAGGACGGGGCTTTTCTCGTCTGTAGGGTCTACTCCCCAGACAGGAACTTAGACAGCTCCTGAGCGCTCTCAGGGCTCATCACGATCCCACTATCGCCATGGACCAGGTCTTCGATGACGAGCGTGACGAAACCATCCGGCCACTTCTTCAGACTCGCCTTGCAGTACCCGATCGTCTCGATCTCGTACAGTCCAGTCATCGTCCCTCTTCCTGATCGATCAAACCCTGAATAAACCAATACGCTTTGTTACCGATCCAAACATCCGTGGGCTCAGGGTCCGCCCCATCCACACCCGAAACCATCTCGGCCACGATTCCGGCCAAGCGCTCCCGGATCTTCAGTTCTTCGTCACGACTGTCCGGGTTCACTTATCGTCTCCGTTCAGGTACTCGATCAATTCCTGAATCTGTTCCGGGCTCAGCTCGACCACGCCGTTATGGGCCATGCCACTAAATGTGGCTGTCCCGTCAATCCACTTGATCACAGACAGTTCGTCGCCGTCCTCGTCACGGAAATTCTTCAAAACTTTGTAGTACTCCATGTCTGTATCCTCTCAGAGGTAGAGCGGGAGTGCAATCCCGTTTTCGTCGTACGGGTCGTGTTCTTGACGATCCGTGGGGCACACGTCGTACCCGTCCGGAGTGACCCAGGCACCTTCTGTGTCATCCCAGGTCAGGGGCTCCCGGCAAATTCGGCAGTGCACGTTCTTCGGCATGTACCTGACAGTACACGACCGAAGGGCCCGGTACAAGACCGGGCCCCGAGTCGTTACCTAACCGATCTGACCCGCGATACTTTCCAGGTTCTGGAGTGCACCACCGATGATGCCCATGAGTTGCTCGGCCTGGTCCTGGGCGGACTGGAACGGACCGATCGCGTTGCCGAGCTGACTGTGTCCATCTCCGAGCGCTGCCGCCACGTTTTGCTTGGTGTCGGTAATAACCTGAATCAGTTGCTGAACAGCCGCCAGCGGAGTCGTGTCCCCCGAGATCTGGAGAAGTCGCACAGCGGATTCGTGAGCGGTCATGTTCTGGGCGGTCCCTTCGTTACGTGGCGGCAAGACGCTCTCACCGCGTTCAACCTTGGCCGTGTTCTTGACAGGGATGTTCGTTGCATCGACGGCGTCCCGAAGCTCCGCCAGAGTCCGGGCCAAGCCGTCCGGAGTTTCGTCCGACGCGACACCCTTCGCAATCGAGTCAATCAAGGCGTCGTCTTCGAGCCCGTCCATGACTTCATCGATACCCGCGTTGGCCCAAGCTTGCTCGTATTCCGCGTAGCTGTCCTCCGGGGGATCGGTCACGTTCTGTTCCTCTCGTTCCGCCTTCTTCCTACGCTTGTATTCCCGAGCCCGGCGCCGGTTCTCTTCAACGTACTTCGGGTTTTCTTTATCACGTTGATACCGAGCAGGCCGCGCTTCCCGTTCCTTGTCCCGAGTACACGCCCGGCAAGTCAAGCCTCCGTACGCTGGGAACTCGGACCGAGGCTTGACTTCGTGACAGACCTTGCACTCTTTCTCTGTGTACCCGTGTT